CTATATGAATCATACAGTTAGAACAAGTGAAGAACCCAATCATCAAAACTTTAAGAATTGGTTAGAAACCGATACAAATAAAAAAATTGATAAACTTAAAGTTGAAAAGAATCGTACAGCCAAACAAGCTGATCTTAAAGATGAACTTGGTAAAATTGAAAGAAATAAAAAACACTATAACAATGTATTTAAAATGCATGGCCATTTACAAAAGGCCAAAGATACTCTCATTGGTGTTATGAATCAACATCAAGAATTTCAACATACACACGGCGGCGAATCTGCGAATCCTGAAGGATATGTTTTCCATCACAACAAAGAATCGGACAAATTTGTCAATCGTGCGGAATTCTCTAAGAGAAATTTTGCTGGGATCAGAAACATATGAAAAAGTTTTTAGAAAAGATACAAGAGGATGCACAGACACATACGCCTGTGGTGATGGCATTTGGTCGGATGAATCCTCCAACTATTGGCCATGAGAAGTTGGTTGATAAGGTAAAGCAAATAGCAAAAGACTATAAAGCACCTCACCATATTATTGTGTCACATTCTATGGATGCAAAAAAGAATCCATTAGAAACAACAAGTAAAATCAAACACGCAAAAAGATTCTTTCCTGGTGCGAACATAACGTCATCCAGTAAAGAGAAACCAACTTTCTTACAACACGCTGCAGCACTACATGCAGCTGGCCATGACCACTTGGTAATGGTTGCAGGTTCAGATAGAACCTCCGAGTACGAACAAAAACTACACCAATACAACGGTGAAGGTCCAGGTAAACTATTCAACTTCAAAAAGATTGAAGTTAAGTCTGCTGGTCAACGTGACCCTGATGCTGATGGTGCAGAAGGTATGTCAGCCTCCAAGATGCGTGAACATGCAAAAAGTGGTGACTTCAATTCTTTCAAACAAGGTGTTCCATCACATGTACCAGAGAAACATGCAAAAGAATTGTTCCGTGATGTTCGTAAAGGTATGGGTATAAATGAGAATTACAATCGTGGTCTTTTCAGAGCCATATTTGTGACAGGTGGTCCTGGTTCTGGTAAAGACATTATCATTCGTGAAGCAATTCCAGAAACTAAGGCTGTAGAATTGAATTCGGTACAGGCTTTCGAATATCTAATGGATAAACAAAAGTTATCTGAAAAGACAAATGACCACCGCAGAGAAGCAATCCGCAATCGTGGACCATTGATTATTAATGGACCGGCAGATGACCACACTAGAATACTTACCATCAAAGAAGAACTGGAAGAATTAGGTTACAGTACCACTATGGTATTTGTTGACACAACCAACGAAGCCAGTAAAGAGAGAAATGAAAGATTAACAAAAACACTTGCCGAATCAATTAGATATGATAAGTGGAAACTTGCACAGACAAGTAAGCAAGCATACATTCAAAACTTCCAGAATTTTATGGAGTTCAATAACAGTACTACATTAGATGAAATTGAAGAAGACATTTCTGACACTTACGAAAAAATAAATACATTTATTGAGAATAGAAAATTTAATGAAATTGCGTTCTCTTGGTTGGAAAATCACGGTAAATATAATATAACTGACTCTGTTTTTAAGGAAGATGAAAATGTTAAAAAGAATTTTAGATTTGTTGAAAATTACAAAACCAAGCGCACCGGTACAGGACAAGCATCCACTGGACATCCAAAAGTATCAGCCGGAACAGGCCCCAGTGCAGACGGTCCAAGTGACATTACCCCAGACAATCGTGCAGGAGACTCCAACGCCGACAATATCAAGTGGGATAGAAACGCCAAGCGTGGAGGTTACACCTTCAGAACCTACACCGAAGACTCCGGCCCCACAGTTAAAGTCTACCCAGCCCCGAAAGAAAGCAACTTCAGCAAAGACAAAGAAAAAATAAAGAAAAAAGGCTTGGTTGATTCTCCTACAGTCAGTCAGAGAATGAGGAATGTTTCAGGAATCAGCCAAGAATTTGATACTCGCCAACAGGGAACAGTATACCCTATGTCTGGTCTTGGCGATGTGACATATAGAGAGCAAGTCGATTTTAAACGATTTAGAGAATCATTTAATGATCCATCAGATTCCGAAATGGGAGTAGCTGGTGTTTTAGGTGGTTCAACAAACAAAGAGCCAATGGAAAATCCAAACGATAAGATGGGTTACTTTAACAAGAAGAAAAAGAAATGAAAAAATTCACAGAGTTTGTCAAAGAATCGACACCAGTAACACAACAACATGACGCTCAGGAATTGAAGCGTCAAAAAGCTCATTTGATGAATAAAGCAAAAGAGTATTCTGACCAGGCTGAAAAAGAAAAACACTTTGGCCACGGCGGAGCAGCAGAAGCTAAAGGTGAAACAATGGCACAGGCAGCAAAAAATGTTAAAAAGTTTTAAAGAATTCATGGTAGAAACTGCCGCATGGCAGCGTTCTGCTGGAAAAAATCCAGATGGTGGCTTAAATAGAAAAGGTATTGCATCTTATCGTGCGGAAAATCCTGGTTCAAAATTGTCGATGGCTGTTACAACAAAACCATCAAAATTAAAACCTGGATCTAAGGCAGCAAATAGACGTAAATCCTTTTGTGCTAGAATGTCGGGAATGAAAAAGAGATTAACTTCTGCGGCAACCGCCAAGGATCCAGATTCAAGAATCAATAAATCACTACGCAAGTGGAATTGCTAAAAACGGAGAACAAAAATGATAGACCTAAGAAAAAAAGATGACATGATTGCAGCAATTGAACAAATTCTTCAACAAGAAGCACTCAAGGGCAATCAACATTTAATTGATAAAAATAAAAACAACAAAGTTGATCCAGAAGATTTTAAAATTCTTCGTGGTGAAAAGAAAACTGTCAAAGAAGAAGAAACTGTTGATGAAGGTATCAAAGAACTTGCCAAGAAAGCTTTCAAAGCAGTTACTGGTGGTTCAGATGAAGACCAACGTAAAGACCTACAACGCAAGATGGGTCTACCACAAACTGGTAAGAAACCAACTCCTCAAAAAGAAGAAGTTGTTGATGAAAGCCTACTAGGCCAATTGAGAGATCGTGGTAATGTTGCTACAGGTCAAAAACAACAAGATCGTAAGAATTTCGATACAAATACTGGTGCTGCATTAAAACCAAATAGTACAATCAGTGGTATTAGAGCTAAGATGCAAAACAAAGTCCAAGAGGAATCTGAACAAATTGATGAGTTGTCTAAAAGCACTCTTGGTTCTTATATTAAAAAAGCAGCTGCTGACTCCACAATTTCTCGTAAAATTGGAGCTGATTTTGAAAATCGAGCAAATTCAAAAAGAAGTCCTGCAATGAAAGATGCATCTACAGCACTTTCAGATAAGTTTAAATCCGATTCACGTAAACGTAAAGCTAATGTCGATAAAGCAGTTGATCGTTTAACAAAAGAAGAAAAACAACCAAAAACTCTCCGCCAATTTAAAGAAGGCTGGGAAGAAATGATGGCCGATGTTAAGAAACGTGCAGAGCCAAAACCAAATGGTGGTTCAGGTGTCAAACAAGGTTCTCGTTACGGTGGTTCTAAACAAAAAGACACACCAGAACAGGACACAGAAAAAAAGTAACTGAGGCAAAAGGACCAACCAGTCAGGAAGACGGACCTTTTGTCTCTAACATCAATGATGCAGAAGATTTGAAGCCATTGAATCACGCAAGATACTTGGCCAAAAAATCTTTGAAAAGAGTTAAGAACGAAATGATGGGTAAAGCAGGTACATCAGAATAAGGTAAAAAATGAGCAAAGCGCTAACAATAAAATCAATAGTAAAAGGCACCGCAGATAAGCCAACTTTCGGTACCAATCCTAGAGATCCGTGGTCCGCAAAAGCAAACATTGCGGAAGATGCTGCTTTAAACACATACTTGAAATCTAGAGGTATCAATCCAGAATTTGCAACAAAAGACCAGAAGGTTTCGCATTCCAAGACAGGACAATTCATCAAGTGGAAAAGAGACCACATGATAGAGTCCATCACAGAAGCAATTGACAAGATGGATGTTATCATGTTTGATATTCCATTGTTGATTCGTATGTTGGAGTATGCTCGTGAAGATGCAAAGACTGATATGGATTTGCACAAGGTTGTTGAGAAGTTAATACACATTCGTAAAAAAGGTGTGTTGACAATGAAAGACTATACCTTTGTGACAAGACTAAGAGAAGGCCTTGAACTTGATGAAAATCATATTGCGATTGCAATGGGTCAAATGATGGATGATGAAGGTAGTATGGTTTTGAATCAGTTGGATCAAATGGAACGTGCTGTAAACATGGTTCGTGATTACATTGGTACAGACTATGAAAAACAACTACCTGCGTGGGTTCAGTCAAAATTAACATTAGCAACAGACTATATTGATACTGTTGGTAACTATCTAAACAGTAAAAATGAAGATGTTAATGAAGCTGCATCAGCTTCTATCCGTATGTACAAAGCTTTGCAACAAGCCAAAGAAAAGCGTGAACGTGAAGAGCGTTTAGGTAACGAATTGTTGAATAAGAAACCACCAGAACAAAAGCCTGTACAAAAAGAGGAAGTGAAAGACGAATATGCTCGTAAGGTTGACAAGTATTTGAAAAAGAAACATGCACCAGATGCACCAATTAAAAACGAAGAAGTTGAAGTAGTATATGAAGCAAATATTGAACCAACAAGTGCAAAGTCGAGATCACATATAGGTAATCTGTCAAACCTAACCACAAATTCTGTGGTTCATCCAAGTTCAGGAAAAGAAATTGGTCTCATCACTAAGCAGCCAAGCGGAGAATATCACGCTCATCATTCTGCCGCAAAATTGGCACACTCATCAAGTGGTACATTTGATAATAAGGACAAGGCTCATCAGTTTATTCGTGATGCTCATGCCAAAGCTATTAAAAATGGCACGTTGAGTGATAGATTTCAAAAAAGTAAGCCGTTATCACAATTTGCTAAAGAAGAAATAGAATCATTTAAACCTATGGATCAACCAAATTACAATAACTCTATTCAGGCTCGTCAAAAGAAAGCTGATGATGCAGCAAAAGATAAAGGTAAGAAACTAATTCAAATGTCCAAGTCTGCTCGAATCATTAAGTCCATCTATAAAAGGAAAGGCATGAAAGAGGAGATTTATGACCACGAAAAGGAAGATAAGTCTGTTGCAACCTATGGTAAGAAACCGAAAATCCAAAGAACAACAGATAATTCCAATATGGAGAAACCACAGGCCGCTGCAATTATGACGGGTGGCACCACCTTAACTGGTGAAAAGAGAGATACCATCGAAATCGATCCTATGATGAAGATGCGTAGTAGACCCGATTCTGGAAAAAGATAAATAGTAACATAACCCTCGGTTAAAAGGAGAATAAAATGTCATCTTGGGGAAATAACGATAACGCAGCTAACGCACCATACTGGGCTGTTGAAACAGTACAAACAACAAATGCGCCGGTTGCATCCGCACCAACAGCAGCAAACGTTGCATTGTTGTATGGTAACACACAATTCCAGGCATATACACAAGGTATGACTGTTGGATTATTCATGGTAGATGCTACAGAAACCACTGCTGGTGGTGATAATGTAGTGGATATCTCATTGTCGAATCAAGGTGCAGGATATGTTGAAGCACCTAGTGTTTCTATTGTAGCTAGTGCTGGTGCATATAGTGCAAGTGCCACCGCTACTATTTCTGCTGGACTGGTGAGTAATATTACAGTTGCAAACACTGGTGTTGGTTACACATCAACTCCAGCAGTTACAATTAATGTTCCAGTATTAACTGTTCCTACAGCTACAGTAATTGTTGCCAATAACGTAATAATGTATACTGCACACGGGCAAGCAAATAGTGCTGCTCTTGTTTTCAACTGGGGTGGTTCTGCTAACATTACTGGTTTGTTAAATGGTACAACATATTTCACTGTACCTGTTGATGCAAATCGTTTCTCATTGGCATCAACTGCTGCAAATGCTGCAAACAACGTTGTTATTGATATCACATCAACTGGTGAAACAGGACAATTCTTTACTATTGTTGATGCAACCAGAGCAACAGCAATTGCAAGTCGTGGTTTAAGTCAAAGTAGTGATGGCGCAGAACATGCAACACACATTGGCTGGAATATAAAAACAGTTGGTTCCGGTGGCCGTGCAGGTCGTGTTCAGTATGAAACGTTAGTTGCCTTGTCCAATGTTATTGGTGATGGTTCGGACGATATTACTTTACCTGACGCTTAATAAAGGGGGCTTCGGCCCCTCTATAATATGTTTGATGAATTGAATGAAGATAATTTTATGATGTATGCTATGAAATGCTATACATCACCACACTGTATTATGTCGGAATTTGAGGGAGATATTAAAAGAACGAAATACCTGAAAAGGTTATTCCGTAGATACAAGATAACAAAATCCCTCAAAGAACGATTGATTATAAACCATATCATTTTATTGAACAATGTTTTTGGTCCAGAAGCAACTGCAAGAATATTGTTCTATAAGACTGATGTTCGTGATTATGATATTCTAAAAACTTTTTTGGATTATCTAGATATCATGCCTGATTTTGTTTATGGTGTAAATGGAAAAACTATAGTATCATCAGAAATACCACTAGATATAAATGTCGCAGAGATATTAAGAAACATATGAAAACATTCAAAGATTACTTAGAAGAAAAAGGTCGTTGCTGGCCAGATCATAGACCTGTTCCGGGTAAAAAACCTTTTTCTCCAGGTAGCTGCACAAAAGAAGAACTTGAATTGCAAGAAGATTTGCGAAAGTGGTTTAAACAAAAATGGGTTCGCATGGACACCAAGGGAAACATTAAAGGTGATTGCGCTCGTGAACCTGGTGAAGGCAAACCAAAATGCTTGCCTCAATCAAAAGCGCACGCCTTAGGTAAAGAAGGTCGTGCCAGCGCAGCAAGAAGAAAACGCAGAGAAGATCCTAATCCAGATCGCCGTGGTGCACCTATCAATGTTGCTACCGAAGAAGTTGAACAGATTGATGAAAAAAATGTTCCAACTAGTCCGGAAAAATGGGCTCGAGCAAAAGCAGCTGCTAAATCAAAATTTGCAGTATATCCATCAGCATATGCAAATGGCTGGGCGTCCAAAAAATATAAATCAATGGGTGGTGGATGGAGAGCAACATCGGAAGAAGTCATGTCAGCTGCACCAACTAACGCTGTAGGTACCGGCAATATTGCAGGTTCAGGTGGCGCAGGTGGAGAACCAGGTGTTTCTAAAAAAAGAAATCCACTAATGTCATTCTATAAACGAAAACCTCCAAAGATGTAATATGTGGATTCTTCAATGGTTGCCTAACTGGATCTTTTACGGAATATTTTTTGCAGGTCTATTAGGTCTGCTGGCCACCTACATAATGAAATTCATTCCGCTTGTATATGTGTATCGGACACCAATACAAGCGGTTTCTGTTTTGTTGATTGCAATAGGTACTTATATGTCTGGTGCAATATCAAATGAAGAAGCATGGCAGGCCAGAGTGAAAGAGATGGAATCTAAAGTGGAAGCGGCTGCGGTAGAATCAGCACAAGAGAACGTAAAGATAGTTGAAAAAGTTGTAAAGAAAACCGAATACATCAAAACCCGTGGCCAAGATGTTGTTAAATACATCGACAAAGAGATTGTCAAATATGATACTAAGTTTCTTCCAGGCGGTCAATGCGAGATACCAAAAGAATTTATTGAAGCACATAATAGAGCTGCCGAGGCACCTAAATGAAAAACATTGAAAAACAACAAAAGATTAGCACTATCCTGTTTGTTATAATAACAGCAATATTCTTTTTTGCAATGTTATCGGGATGTTCAACTACAGTTCCAGTCACAGCTAAATTTCCAAGTGCGCCAGAACAATTACTAGCCAAATGCCCACAATTAGAAAAATTAGGTAATGAAGTAAAATTGAGTGATATAAGTAAGACGGTTACTACAAACTATACAACTTATTATGAATGTGCTGTGAAACATGATGCCTTTATTGAATGGTATAACGTACAGAAAAACATTTTTGAAAGTGTAAAATAATGGAACTATCTAAAGAACAACTAAAACAATTACTTCCAAAGAATCCATACATTGACCAGTGGCATCATGCCCTAGAGCAGTTGTTGCCAGAATATGAAATCAATACACCACAACGTATTGCAGCTTTCATTGCACAATGTTCACATGAATCTGGTGGTTTCACAGCATTACAAGAAAATCTAAACTACAAGCCACCAACTCTACGCAAGTTGTTTGCTAAGTATTTTCCTAATGATGAAATTGCAATACAGTATGCATCTAAGCCAAATAAACAAGAAGCTATCGCAAACAGAATCTATGCATCACGCATGGGCAATGGCGATGAATCTTCTGGTGATGGATACAGATACCGGGGTCGTGGTCTAATTCAATTGACTGGTAAAGATAACTATACATTCTTTGCTGGCTCACTACAAATTTCTGTAGAAGAAGCAGCAGAGTATATGGCTACATTTGAAGGCGCAGCTCAATCAGCTTGCTGGTTCTGGGAAACAAACAACTTGAACCAATGGGCTGACAAAGGCGATATCGTTACCTTGACAAAACGAATCAACGGTGGCACTATTGGCCTTGAAGACCGCATCAAACACTACGAACATGCACTTCATGTTTTAGGGGTGTAATATGAATGATAAAAAATTATTCTATGTTGCAATAGGTTTGCTTGTATTGCCTCTTGCATTAGCATTCTTTGGTGGTGATAGATTCCGTTATCCATGCCAAGACCCAGATAACTGGGAAAAAGATATTTGTAAATTACCAAAATGTGATGTGACAAGAACTTGTCCTGAACACATATTTAAAGGTCAACGTGACCCCAGAATAGGACCCCCAAAAGATGGACAAACTCAAACAACTACGGCAGTGGTTCCAACACCGGCTTGCCAAGCACCAACAACACAAGGAGCAAATTGTGGAAAATAATCAAATGTACACCGAAGACCAGTTGATGGCTAGATTGAAATTCTTTATTGGAATTTGTTTGGCTCTAACACTAACAGGTATTGTATTCGTTGTTCTATACTCAATCATTTTTGTTACACAACCATTGAATGCTATTAGTCCTATTGACCAGAAATTCTTTGAGTTGATTATACCTATCGCCACATTCTTGACTGGTACTCTATCGGGTATCATGCTGGCTGGCAATGATAAGGATGCTCAAAAAGCAGCCTTACAAGCGGCCAATAAAGGCTGGGATAAACCACCAACACCAATACAAATACAAAAAA